GGTGGCTCTACTGTCGCAACGGTTCCAACTGGAACAACCTTCACTATCACCACGTTGTCGGCCATCACCAGCACGGCCATCACCACGGCTACTCTGTCTTCTGGTAACCAGTTCGTCGCTACACTTACTTACGCCACTAAGTCAACCATCCCATTCGCCATTGGTGCTTCAATCACAATCAGTGGTGCGACTCCTTCTGGTTATAACGGCACCTTCGTGGTGTTATCATGCTCAGCAACGCAGGTAACGTTCTCAGTGGCTTCTGCACTAGCTACCGCTTCTGTTCAGGGTAGCGTATCACAGTCGATCATAGCTGCTACGGCATTGAACACTACTTTCACCCAGTCAGCAGTTTCGGCAACCAACGCAGCGATCATCGCGAACTTCTCTAAGGCACCTGGCACCAGCTCACAAGCTGCCGCCAAGAGCATCGTTAACGATGAACTACACGCCTTGGTGATGGATTCTACAGCTGGACACATTACTGGAACCGGTTCACAGATTCTAGAAAAGTATGAGTTCATGTCTAAGCTAAAGGGTGTTACACGCGCTGATGGTACAAACCTCTTCTGGCGCACGGTGATCAACTCTGCATCAAAGTACGTATTAGCTCTATCAGCACCTGATAACACTACGGCGTACACAACACCAACAGACATCAACTGGGGTACGCATATTGACTCAGTGGTGTCTGCTGGTGTACTAGACCAGTTGATCTCATCGTTCAACATCATGACCCTAACCGGTGGTGCCGATGCATGGTCACCAACTGATGGTAACTATCAAGACGCTTTCTTGATGTATGCCGATACATTGAACTATGACATCTCTCTGTTAGCTCTAGGTGCAGCTTCTCCTGCTACGGCAAACGCCGTAATCGCTGGTGTCGCTGAAACGCGCCAAGACTGTATGGTGTTCGTATCACCTGGTGATGCCAACAACGGTCCTATCATTGCCACAGGTTCTTCAGGTGTTACTACTATCAACACCTGGAAGTCTTCTGTACAGAATAGCTCCTACGTTGTCATGGATAGCGGCTGGAAGTATCAGTACGACCGATACAACGATGAGTATCGCTGGATTCCCTTAAATGCAGACATCGCCGGTCTATGTGCTCGTACAGACTACACCGCTGACCCATGGTTCTCACCTGGTGGCTTCACACGTGGTCAAGTTAAGAACGTCATTAAGCTAGGCTTTAATCCTGGTCAAGCTGATCGTGATAGCTTATACAAGGCCAACGTCAATCCAGTGGTTACGTTCCCAGGTCAGGGTACCATCCTCTACGGTGATAAGACTTTCATGTCTAAGCCTAGTGCCTTTGATCGTATCAACGTTCGTCGCCTGTTCATTGTACTCGAGAAGTCAATCTCAATCGCAGCTAAGTTCCAGTTGTTTGAGATGAACGACGCGTTTACACGTGCACAGTTTAAGAACTTGATTGAGCCATTCCTTCGTAACGTGCAGGGTCGTCGTGGTATCACCGACTTCGTGGTTAAGTGTGATTCAAGCAACAACACTGGTGACATCATCGATTCAAACCAGTTCGTGGCTAGCATCTTCATCAAGCCAAATCGTTCTATCAACTTCATCACACTAAACTTCGTTGCTGCACGCTCTAGCGTCAACTTCAGCGAAATCGGCGCATAATTCAAGGGAGGGGTTCGCCCCTCCCTTGATAAATAAACCACAAAGGAGTCATAAATGGCAAACATTTCAGAATTCAAGTCACGCCTTACTGGTGGTGGTGCTCGCGCCAACCAGTTTAGGGCGTATCTATTTTTCCCCAACTACGTCAACGGTGGTCAGTCCGCCGGTGAACAAGCTCAGTTCCTATGTAACTCAGCTCAGTTGCCAAGTTCAACAATCGATCCAATCACCGTGTTGTATCGCGGCCGTCCCATCAACTTCGCGGGCGAGCGTACGTTCCAACCTTGGACAGTGTCGATCTATAATGACACCAACTTTGACATTCGTAACGCGCTTGAGACCTGGTCAGATGGCATCCAGAACGTCGACGCAACGACTGGTGTTACCAATCCCCTAGACTATCAGGTTGACCTACAAGTTCAACAGTTGGATCGCAATGGTGCTGTCATCAAGACCTACACCTTCGTTGACGCCTTCCCAACTGAAGTTGGTGACATCGCACTAGGGTATGACCAGGGTAACGCGATCGAGACGTTCAACGTCACGTTCCTTTACAACTTCTGGACCTCTGACACCTCTACCGGCTTTGTTGTTCCCACGAGCACCGGTGTTGGTAACGGCCCAGTCTAAATACAATAGGCACGAAAGATATATTATGAAGATATTCGGGATAGAGTTCTTATCTAATAAGAAGGAACTACCCCCGGTCTCAGTAGTTGCGCCGATCAGTGATGACGGCGCAACTGTTGTTTCCTCCGCCACGGCGGGATACTACGCCCAGGTTCTAGAACTTGAGGCCCATATAAAGAACGAGAACGATCTAATCCGTAGGTATCGGGAGATCGCACTCTACTGCGACTGTGACGCAGCGATCGATGACATCTGCAATGAAGCCATCGTAACAGAAGAAGATCAAAAGACCATCACCTTGAACATGGACGACCTTAAGGTCTCTGCTGGTATCAAGAAGAAGATCACCGATGAGTTTGAAAACGTCTTAAACTTATTGAAGTTTGATGAACGCGGACACGAGATGTTCCGCACGTGGTACGTAGACGGACGCATCTACTATCAAGTACTGGTTGACGAGAAGAATCCAAAGAACGGCATCGTTGAACTACGTCCTATTGATCCACGTAAGATTCGTAAGATCAAGAACATCAAGAAGACCAAGAACGCCAAAGGCGTTGAGATCATTGAGAGCATTGAGGAGTACTACCTCTACAATGACAAGGGTATCACAGAGGCTACAGTTCAAGGCGTCAGACTTCCTCTAGACTCGGTGATCTATACACCGTCAGGACTCGCAGACGCCAACTCCGGCTTGATGATGTCATACCTACACAAGGCGATTAAGATCGTCAACCAGCTTAAGATGATGGAGGACTCCCTAGTCATCTATCGAATCTCACGCGCCCCTGAGCGCCGCATCTTCTACATCGACGTTGGTAACCTGCCTAAGCTTAAGGCTGAGCAGTACGTTAATGACATGATGAACAAATTCCGGAACAAGGTGGTGTACGACGCCAGCACGGGCGAGGTCCGTGACGATCGTAAACATATGTCCCTGATGGAAGACTTCTGGATGCCGCGCCGCGAGGGTGGTAAGGGTACAGAGATCACCACACTACCGGGTGGACAAACACTAGGTCAGATCGAGGACATCCAGTTCTTTCAGAACAAGTTGTTCCAGGCGCTCAACGTGCCCATGAGTCGCCTCAAAGGTGACGGCGGCTTCAACATTGGTAGGTCTTCAGAGATCACCCGTGATGAGATCAAATTCAATAAGTTCGTTCAGCGCATCCGTAAGAAGTTTTCCAACTTGTTCCTAGATGCCATGCGTATGCAACTGGTGCTGAAGGGCATCATTAATCCTGATGAGTGGGATGAGATTCGAAGTGGGATCCGCCTTGACTACATGAAGGACAACAACTTCGCCGAGCTCAAGGACAACGAAATCACGCAGGGTCGCATGAACATCCTTCAGACGCTTGATCCATACGTCGGCAAGTACTATTCCATCGAGTGGGTACGCAAGAACGTCCTTAAGCAGACAGATGAGGACATCAAGCAGATAGACACCGAGATGGAAAACAATCGTGAAGCCATCATGGCTCACCAACAAGTGATGCAGGGTATCGATCCAGATGCCCTGCCCGATACAACACAGGGAACAAAATGAGCACACGAGACTTAGTAGACGCACTAATCGCAGGAGACTCCCTAGCGATTGAAGATAGTTTTAATGCAGCCATCTCAGAGAAGATGTCAGGCGCGCTAGACGATTATAGAATACAAGTCGCACAGACGATGTTCAATACGCCAGAAGAGTCAACAGAGTAACCTATGACATTGTTGTTCAATCAGTTTAGAAAGAACCTACGAGAAGGCGCGGGCCTACTTGATAGCTTCATCTATCGTGGGTCTCACGTAAGGGTGTCTAATACGCTCGGAGTGACTATCGACGACGAACTGATTGGAACATATGCCGACTTAGACGAGGCTCGTAGTCAAGCGGAGATGAGCATCGACTCAAATCATCTTCTTGAGGATCACTACACAGTATCAGACGATAAACTGGTGTCCATCATATCTTCCACACATGATGTAAAGATAACAGACACCATGCTGGAGTCGTACAAGCGCCAACTGAATACACGTGAGTTCTCATTAGACCCAGTGATCACTGAGATTCGTCAGCGCATGTCTTCAAGCTTCGCAGATAAGACTGAATACGCGCTCGATGACGGCAGCGTCGTCGCGATAAGTGAAGAAACACAGTCAATGCTGACGTCACTACTTGAGGATAAATACTCAATAGTAAAGTATATGCGCGTGTCAAAAGACAACTTCATGCACGTAGTTAGAAAACTCGGGGAATAAGATGACAAAAGCAGTGTTAAAATTAACTGACAACAAGGCAGCCTTCAAGCTGTATGGCACTACGCTGAATGAAACGATCACGCTGGCCAGTGATTGTCTATTGTCTAATCAGGCATTGACATCAGGGGGTACACCTCGAGCTAACATCGTGAGTGTATTCTGGACTGGCACCGCGGCTGGCACAGCAACAATCACGCGCGGCGGCGTAGTCATCATGAACTTATTAGCTGACGCATCAGGTGCGTTTCAATTCGTTGATCAAGAATTTACAGACAACATTAACAATAGTTCTGACATCGTCGTCACCGGTACCGGTACCATGCAGGTATACATCGTGCTGCGTAAAGTAACTGGTTGGTCTAATAAGATCGAGACCGCCGAGTACAGCGTCTACGATAACACCACTGCGGTTGGGAGTTAATCAATGAAACTCATTAAAGAGTACGTAGAGTCGGTGAAGTGTATCACCGAAGCTATGAAAGACGGCAAGGAGAAACAGTTCTATATTGAAGGCGTGTTCCTTCAGTCTAACCTTAAGAACAAGAATGGACGCATGTATCCAGAGAACACGATGGACAATGAAGTCAATCGTTACATGAAGGAATACGTGGAGA